AAAAGCCAATTTAGTCAACAGCAAATTCGCCAATTTGCAAATACGCTGCCCAGCTAGGGTGTTTTAAATCTCGTCGATCACGATTAAATTCCTTCCACCGATTTACTAAATTATAGTAATTGGGTTTATACGGCTTACTCAACGGTCGAATTTTTTTCCTACCTTTAGTGCTGTTGCAATCATGGCAGCTGGTTACAGCATTTTCCCATACTAACCTGCCACCATCACATCTTGGAATCACATGGTCAATGGTTAATTGGTGACCAGGAAACGTGTCGCCACAATATTGACATTGATACATATCGCGAAGATAGAGATTTTGTCTACTAAATTTAACATGTTTTTTAATGTTAAAATACTCAGCAGTAATACACACAGCAGGAACGGGCATTGCTAACCTTTCGCTGCGAATAATCCAATCATGGTAAGTTTCTAAGATGGTTACTTTTTCTAAGAAAACCAATTTTATAGCATGTTGCCAGGGTATTAGCGACAATGGTAAAACAGAAACAGGTTCAAAACTTTGCGATAATAATAAACAATCCGACACCAGGCACCTAAATAAATAATAGTAACATATTATCATGCATTGAGCAAATTTATTTATGCCCACAAATACCCAAGATTATTCTTTAGTTAGAAAACCACATACACCGATGGCAATGACGTCGGGACAAATTAAAGATTTTGCTGCCTGTGCTAATCCTATGTCTGGTCCTATGACATTTCTTACCAATCATTTTTACATACAGCATCCGGTTAAAGGGCGTATGTTATTTGAGCCGTTTGATTTTCAAATTGATCTAATAGATACCTATCATAATTATCAACACAGTATTTGTTTGGTGTCACGTCAGATGGGTAAAACCACTGTGGCAGCGGGCTATTTGCTATGGTATGCTATGTTTATACCTGACAGTACTATACTGGTAGCCAGCAACATCTATGCTGGTGCTGCTGAGATTATGACTCGCATACGTTTTGGTTATGAAAATGCTCCAGATCATATACGAGCAGGAGTAACCAGTTATAACAAAGGCAGTTTGGAATTTGACAATGGTTCGAGAATTATTAGCCAAACCACTACAGAAAATACAGGACGTGGACGCAGTATTAGTTTGCTGTACTTAGATGAGTTGGCCTTTGTAAGACCCACTATTGCCCGTGAATTTTGGACATCCATATCACCGACACTCAGCACAGGTGGTAAGTCAATTATCACCAGTACTCCTAATAGTGACGAAGACCAGTTTTGGGATATTTGGACAGAAGCCAATAACACATTTGACGATTTTGGCAATCCAACTCCATTGGGCATAAACGGGTACAGGGCATATAAAGCCATTTGGAGTCAACACCCTGACCGTGATCCAGACTGGGGAGTAAAGGAGCGGAACAAAATCGGGCCTGAGCGTTTTGGACGTGAGCACGAATGCACCCCAATCATATTTGAAGAAACATTAATTAATCCACTCATGCTTAGAGACATGACTGGCATCGAACCCATTGATCGACAAGGTCAGGTGCGTTGGTATAAAAAGCCTAATCCTCAATACAGTTATGTAGTGGCACTAGATCCAAGCCTTGGTACCGGGGGCGATGCTGCTGCTATACAAGTAATAGAATTACCTACACTACATCAAGTAGCCGAATGGCGACACAATACCACTATTATACAAAAACAAATCAAACTCATGATCGAAATACTTGAGTATTTGAGTACTGTAGTAGAAGATCATACTACAAATTTGTACTACAGCATTGAAAACAATACTATTGGTGAAGCAGGCCTTGTGGTTATAAACGAAATAGGCGAAGAAAATATCAAAGGCATGTTTTTAACTGAAAGCAGCACAACTTCCAAAAGATATCGTAGAGGGTTTGCGACCACTAATAAAACCAAGACTGCTGCTTGTGCCAAATTGAAAAGTTTGATAGAACAAAAAAAGTTGCGTATATACAGCAAGCCATTGATATCTGAATTAAAAAACTTTGTTGCTTACGGTACTAGTTATGCTGCTAAAAGCGGACAACACGATGATTTGGTAATGTCGTTGATACTAGCGGTACGAATGGTTCAACGTGTTCAAAAATATGACGCAGAGCTTGATGATGCTATTAAAGAAGTAGTCGATGATGAAATACGCGCCCCGTTGCCGTTTTTAATGTAGCCATAAATACAGTATGAGAGATTTAAACCACATCGCCCCTGAACTATTCGACAAAATTCGAGCTAGGTTCCCATCTGTAAGTGTTGGGGATGAGGAAGCTAAAGCTACTTCTGACTTTACACAAGGAAGATTTTTTAATTTTGATTTTATAATCAATCAAAGAAACTTTGGTAATGTAACTATTAGCCTAAGTCGAGGCCGCTCCGGCTATGATAAAAAAGAAAGAGCAAGACTAACAGTTTATTTCAGCAGAGGCATTACTCAAAAACTCAACAGTGATGAAAGAGAAATTTGGTATGACTTCCTACGCAATATTAGGATGTTTGCAAAATCATCAGGACTAATGTTTGATGCAAGAGATATCACAAGAGATCATCTAACCATTAATGATTTAAAAACATCTATTGTTGAATCTCGCGAAAAACCTCTTAGCCGGGTGTTAGTGAGCCGAGTGACAAAAGAGGGGCGAGATTTTAACAAAATCGCCACAATTTATGTCGAAAATAGCCAAAAAGAACGTTTTAAACTACCTATTAACAACCTTTCTTACGCTCGTGCACTTGTACCCCATTTAGAGAGTGGTGGTAACATTTACGATTCGTATGGCACACACATTCGTCAGTTAGTGCAAGAAAAACGTGACCTTGAACGTTTTACTCGTTATGGAAGCCGAGCAGATTATCTAAGTGAAAGCGGACAACACTTGGTTAGCGAAGCACAAAAACGCAGCAAGGACATTGGTCGTTTGTTAAGAAATCTCAGTAATGACAAGTATTATCAAACCTATTATAATGACAAGTTTGCGGATACTGATGAACCTCTAGATGAAAATTTAGTTAAGCTACGTGAATTATTTGTACGTCCCACAGTAGACCCTAGAGTAGAAACAGCATTGCCGCATTTAGGTAAACTAAGCATGGTTACTGAATTTGAGCAATGGGTTAATAACGTCGAAGAATCCGTTGCTGATGTCGTTGATAACGAGCAACAATTAACTCAATTGAACAATATCTTTTCTGAAGAACTGCCATTAGGCGCAGATGGTGTTAACGCTATTGCCGCCATACAGGATCTTATTAACAGCGAAGATCTTGAAGACCAACTATCCAATGCAGCAGACCAAGACCCAGACGGTGACGCTAGGCCTATAGTCTACAATTGGTTAGAACAAAATCTACCGCAATTAACCAAAATACTTGATTACAGCGAAAAAGTGTCGTATACTAACGAGAGGTAAATAACTCTGTATACGCTGTGATACGTTCTGCAAAGGTGCAGTACACACAGTCTATGCAATAACTCTCTTAATAAGGAAATACATTATGGCACTTTCATTAGCAGATATTCGGGCTCGCCTTCAAGCACAACAAACTCGCAGCGAAAACGGTCCAAAAATGGACTCGGGAATTTACCCACATTGGAACATCCAAATTGGGCAAACAGCAAAACTTCGCTTTCTCCCAGACGCAGACACTAACAATCCATACTTTTGGATTGATCGCGAAATTATTAAACTACCATTTACTGGTATCAAAGGGCAAACTGTACAGCGTCCATTTGAAGTTCATGTTCCTTGCATGGAAATGTGGAAAGAAACTTGCCCGGTACTTACCGAAGTTCGTCCATGGTACAAGGACGAGTCACTAAAAGAAACAGCAAACAAATATTGGAAAAAACGCAGTTATCTTTTCCAAGGGTTTGTTCGCGAAAATCCACTAGCAGAAGATTCGTCTCCGGAAAATCCAATTCGGCGTTTTATTATCTCTAGTCAAATTTACAACATCATCAAAGCCAGCCTACTGGATCCAGAGTTGGAAGAATTGCCCGTTCACTACGAGCGTGGACTAGACTTTACAGTTGTGAAAACTGCTAAGAGCGGCACCGACTATGCAGACTACAACACTAGCAAATGGGCTCGCAAAGAGTCTCCATTAACCAGCACAGAGCTTGCTGCTCTTGAGCAGTTTGGATTATTTAACCTAGCAGACTTTTTGCCTAAAAAGCCTGGTTCTGCTGAACTTCGTGCAATTAGCGAACTGTTCCAAGCGTCGGTTAATGGCGAGGACTATGATCCAGCTCGGTGGAGTCAATACTTCAAGCCAGTTGGCGTTCAACTAGAAGAAAATTCTAGCGCACCCGCAGCTCGACCACATGCGGTACCTGCTGCTGTAACACCTGCGACTGAGTCGCATGTTGACGAGGACGAAGTAAGTGAACCTACTGCTCCTATTCAGTCGCCTGTTACTGCTACCAAACCTTCGGCACAAAAAGCAGAAGATATTTTAGCAGCAATTCGCAATCGTCAAAAAACAGCATAAGTAAGCACACACAAGGGCCTCTGTAACATTAGTTATCGGCCCTAGTTACTCTATAGGAGAATATTATGAATAGAAAATCAATCTCTACGATTGGCGATAAACTTGTTAAGGTGAGTGAATCATTCAGTGTTAACATGTACGACAACGGCTACTTGTTTGAAATCTCAGGTCGTGACGAAGATGGAGACTATAAGTCTGCAAAGATTATGGTCAGTAATCTCGCACAACTGGCTGCACTAGTTCAAGAAGCCACAGAAATGCCAAGGGACGACTAATATGGGAAAACCGTTTGACTTATCAAAATTTAGAAAAAGCCTTACCAAGTCTATTGACGGGCTAAGTATTGGATTCAACGACCCTACAGACTGGATTAGTACTGGAAATTACGCCTTAAACTACCTAATTTCGGGCAGTTTTCACCGTGGTGTGCCACTAGGTAAAGTAACGGTGTTTGCTGGCGAAAGTGGTTGTTTACCTGCATCAGCTAAAGTTACTGTTAGATTAACTAAAAAAGTGTAAAAATTTTTATGCCCGCATTTTAAGGCATTAGACATAATCCAGGAAATTAAAAATGGAAATTAAAGAAGTTACAGTTAGTGAACTTAAATCCCTTTGGGATAGTGGGTTATATAATATTGAAATAGATACCCCTGATGGATTTAATCATATCACTGCTTGGTTTGATAAAGGGCAACTACCAATGGTAGAGGTAATTAGTCAAAGCGGAGCAAAAACTAGATGTGCTGTGAATCATTTGTTGCAAAATCAAGAAACTGGGTGGATACCAGCTGGTAATATTTCAGTAGGAGATACCGTTATTACTAAATTTTCAAACAACGATTTGGTAGTTTCAGTAGAGGAAACTGCACCAGAAGATTGTTATGATTTTACAGTAGACCACCCTAGTCATAGATATTGGGGGGATGAATTTTCTAGCCACAACAGTGGAAAAAGTTTTATTTGTGCCGGCAATCTTGTACGGCATGCCCAACAACAGGACATTTACGTTATCCTTATTGACACAGAAAATGCACTAGACGAAGCGTGGTTACAAGCACTTGAAGTAGACACTAGTCCTGAGAAACTGCTCAAGTTGAACATGGCCATGATTGATGATGTAGCCAAAATGATCAGTGAGTTTGTCAAAGAATACAAAACACTGCCAGCAGATGAGCGCCCTAAAGTACTGTTTGTACTAGACAGCTTGGGCATGTTGCTGACACCCACTGACGTTAATCAATTTGAAGCAGGTGACTTAAAAGGTGACATGGGTCGTAAGCCCAAAGCACTAACCGCACTGGTTCGTAACTGTGTTAATATGTTTGGTGATTTGAACTTAGGCTTAGTAGCCACTAACCATACTTATTCTAGCCAAGACATGTTTGACCCTGATGACAAAATTTCAGGTGGGCAAGGCTTTATCTATGCGTCTAGTATTGTGGTTGCTATGCGTAAACTCAAGCTAAAAGAAGACGAAGACGGCAACAAGATTTCCGAAGTCAAGGGCATTAGGTCAGCTTGCAAGATCATGAAAACACGCTATGCCAAGCCGTTTGAAAGTGTT